TTATATTTACAATTTAATATATGCTCCAGGATTAACAGCTCAAAACTCCCCTTCTGAATTTAGTACTATATTAATTAATTCTCAAAACAGAGGAGATAATATTGCAGTATTGGATTTGGTTGGATACGGTCAAGCAGTGTCAACAGTATGTTCACTAGCTAATTCTTACAATACTTCTTACGGAGCTACTTATTGGCCTTGGGTTCAAATACTTTCTACTGATACAGGTAGATTACATTTTGTACCTCCTTCTACAGTAATTCCGGGAGTATATGAATACAATGATACTGTAGCTGCTGAATGGTTTGCACCTGCAGGTATGAACAGAGGTGGATTACCTACCGTATTACAACCTGAAAGAAGATTAACACAAGCGATGAGAGATACTCTTTATTCAGCAAAAGTTAATCCTATAGCAACATTCCCAGGTCAAGGAGTAGTAGTTTACGGTCAAAAGACTTTAGCTTCTCAAGCATCTGCTCTTAACAGAGTAAGTGTAAGAAGATTGTTGATTGCTCTTAAATCTTATATAGGCCAAATAGCTGAAACTTTAGTATTTGAACAAAACACTACAGTTACTAGGAATAAATTTACTTCACAAGTTAATCCTTATTTAGCTTCTGTACAACAGAGACAAGGTTTATATTCTTATCAAGTAGTGATGGATGATACTAATAATACTCCTGATGTAATTGATAGAAACTTGTTAGTAGGTACAATCTATCTACAACCAACAAAAACAGCAGAGTTTATACAGCTAACATTTAATGTACAGCCAACAGGAGTAGTTTTCGGTAGTTAATATAATATCATTAAAAAATTAAACAAGATGAACGATAATACTAGAATAAGGATACATTTATCAGGTAAGTTATTTGAATCTTTAACTAAACAAATAATTTTAGAATCTAAAAAGTCTAAAAAAATAATTAAAGAAACTTCAGATGGAGCTTTAAGTAAGACTAAAAAAATGACGAAGATAAAAACTTCTGAAAAAAAAAGTGAAAAAGCTAAAACACCTAATAAACCTGAAGTAACTCAACCCGAAGTTAAAAGTCCTAAAGATACTAAAAAAACTTTAGACAAAGGAAATAAAATAAATAAGGCCAATGAAAAAAAGTATAAAGGGCCTTCTGCAGAACAGAGTCAAGGAGCTAATAAAACTAAACCTCCTGTTCCTCAAAAAGGAGGAGTTAAAGAAGCAATAGATGATAAAAAAAAAGTTTAAAAGAATTATTTGAGGATGAAGAGGAAGAAACAAACAATATAGAAAATCTTCCTACAAACAATCAAATAGATACTCAAAAAGATAAAGAAGTTACTACAGATATTCCGCAAGGGAATACAAAAGAGCCTGAGGATCAAAATAAACCTGAACAGGAGCCTATTGAAAAAGAACCTACTCAAAAACAGTCCGGGGAAAAAGAAAAACCTGAAACTAAAATAGGAGAAGATGTACCTGAAACAATAATAATATCTAAAAATGTATTAAGAGATATTATGTACAGTACAAGCTTTGTAGCTGGTAAACCTAATGGTGAAGTAATGAAACCGCAAGGTAAAGAAAATAGATACAGAACAGCTTTCTTACCTCCTGGAACAATCTATTCCATTACCTTTATTAAAAAGAATGGAGAAGTAAGAGTAATAAATAGTATTAAAGGTACTAGAGCTGGTTTAAGAGGAGGAAATTTAAAATATGATCCTGTTAAATATGGCTATATACCTGTATATGATTTACAAGCTGCTAGGAGAACTTCTAAGAAAAATAAAGAAGGAGAGTATTCAAACAGCTCTCCTTGGAGAATGGTAAATTTAAATACAGTTTCTAAGATAATAAAAGGTAAAAAAACTTACATAGTAAAATAATAAAATTTAAAAACCATCTATTTATAATAAATAATTAAATATATTATAATATGCCAATACTAGATCCAAACCAAATTTCATATACTGCTTATGAGCCGATGGTACAAAATAGGTTCATTATGTACATAGATGGTATCCCTTCTTTCATGGTTAAAAAAGCTTCTGCTCCTCAAGTAGAGTTGGGCGAAATAAAATTAGATCATATCAACGTTTACCGTAAAATAAAAGGTAAGGCAGATTGGAAAGATATGAATTTATCTCTTTATAGTCCAATTTCTCCTTCTGCTCAACAAGCTGTAATGGAATGGGTTAGACTTTCACATGAATCTGTAACTGGAAGAGATGGATATTCTGATTTCTACAAAAAAGATTTGAAATTACAAATACTAGGTCCTGTAGGAGATGTAGTAAGTGAGTGGATTATAGTACAAGCTTTTGTAAAATCATTTAAAGCAGGTGAATATGACTGGTCACAGGGAAATTTACCGGTAATGTTAGACTTAACTATAGGAATGGACTATTGTATACTAAATTACTAGAAATTTATTAAAAATAAAACATACCCCAACGTTAAAAGTAAAATTTCCTCTTTCTTACAAAAGGGGATTTTTTATTTATTGTTTTTTGATTATAAAACTATTTATTATAAATAAGATATATAAAACATGCCTCAAGTATATGTAAACAGCCCCTTTTACGGGCAAGATGGAACTTTCGCAGCTGACGGAGGTGCGTTATTTAAAAGTCAACCATCTGAAAAAACAAGTGATAACTTTGGAAGACAAAAAGTAACTATACATCAAAACGTATATGAAGCCGATTTTGAATACGGACTTCAACCTTTGAGATGGGAGTCTTTAACATATACTACAGGTAGCAATGGTACAGCTACTATTACACAAATTCCTAGCTTAGGTGGAGTTGCTATGACTGTAGGTACAGGATCATATGATTTATGTGTTAGACAATCTAGACCTTACCATAGATATCAACCTGGAAAGACTATGTATATGGCAGCGAATGCTAATTTTGGAGGTCCTGTAGCTAATAATTATACTAGAGTAGGTTTCTTTGATGATTCTAACGGAGCTTTTTTTGAACAGAGTTTTACTTCATCAAACAATCCTTCAGGAATGTATGTTTGTTTAAGATCAGATTCTGCAACTTCTGGTAGTTTGCCTATAACAACTAAAGTTTCATTAGATCAATGGAATGGGGATATTAATTTAGCTAAATCTTTAAATTGGAATAATGTTCAAATGCTGTGGATTGAATATGCATGGTATGGTGCTGGTACTATTAGGTTTGGTGTAACTATGAATAGTGAACAATATCTATTACATACGTTTAATACAGCTAATATAGCTCAAGGTCCTTGGTCTAGAACAGGTAACTTACCGGTAAGATATGAACTCAGAAATAGTGGTTCCGTATCTGCAGGTACTACTTTTATACATTATGGTGTATCAGTATTAGTAGAAGGAGGTAGAGATTCTCAAAGAGGATTTACTTATTCTTATGGTATGAACCCTCAATCTCCACGTAGAAACGTACCAGCAGGATCAACAAGATTTCCTGTACTATCTATTCAAAATAGACCTATGGGAACTCTAGAGTATACTGGAAGTATCTCAACAGCAACTACTGCTAGTATAACAGTATCAGGTACTCCTTGGACAGCTAATCAATGGACTGGTAGAGGAGTATATTTCTTTACAGGAAGTGCTAATTTTAGTGGTAGTGGTAATTTTGGATTTTCTACAGGTTCTGTAGCTCGTGTTGTAAGCAACACAAATAATACTCTTAATATTGTTGATGTAGTAACAGGATTACCTCCCTCACCAGCACCTACAGCAGGTTCAAATTTTATTATAGGATTGATTAACAGAGGCCAAATATTACCTCAAACCTTAGTATTATCTTCAGATACATTATGTTATGTTGAATTAATATCTAGCGTACCTTCAAATCCAGTGCAATTAACAGGATCAAATTTTCAAGCTTTAAGCTTATTAGGTTCTAACTACTCTTTTGCTACTAGAGATGTAAGTGCAACAGGATTAACATCTGGAAGCGGTGAAGTAGTATATGCATTTACTTCTCCTGCAGGTGGATCAGGACTTCAAACATTTGATTTATCAGACTTTTTCCCATTGTACAATTCAATTAGAGGTAATATTCCAGATACTTTAACAGTAGCTATAACAACAGGTGCTACAGGATCAAACGTAGGTGTTCATATTGTAGGTCAGGAAGCAATGTCATAATAGCACTGTTAAATAAAAATAAAATTTTAAAAAAGTTACGTTATATATATTTATTAATGTATATATTTATAAATAAATTAAGACTATGGCACAACAAGAAAAGTTTACGTTACCTACAGAAACAATTGAATTAGCCTCACAAGGCAAAGTGTATGACAAAGAAAACCCACTATCTTCAGGAAAAGTGGAAATGAAGTATATGACAGCTAGGGAAGAAGATATTCTTACTAATGTTAATTTACTTAGACAAGGGATAGCAATAGAAAAAGTTTTACAATCTCTAATAAAATCACCAATTGATTACAATGATTTGCTTTTAGGAGACAGAAATAGTCTTTTAATAGCTGCTCGCATCCTAGCATATGGTTCTCAATACACCTTTCAATACACTGATATTGAAGATGATATAAAAGAAGAGGTAACAATAGATTTACAGACTTTAAAAAACAAAGAAGTAGACTTTTCTCTGTATAATAATGAAAATGAATTCAAATTTACCCTTCCTAACTCTAAAAATGAAATAACTTTTAAACTTCTTACTGTAGCAGATGAAAAAGCTATAGAACAAGAGATAAAAGGTTTCAAAAAAGCAACTAATTTACAAGCAGGGGAACTCACTACTAGATTAAAACACCAAATTTTATCTGTAAACGGTAATTATGACACTAAATCAGTAAGAGATTTCGTAGATAACTACTTATTAGCTAAAGATTCCAATAAATTAAGGATGCATGTATCAGATATAACTCCTGATATTGATTTAAAAGTAAATTTCACCTTATCTTCAGGTAGGGAAGTAGAAGAAATACTGCCTTTAACAGCAGACTTTTTTTTTCCCAGGGACTGAGTACCGAGCAATATACAAAAGAGAAGTTTTTGAACTAACTTATCATGGCGGAGGAGGTTTCTCATGGTCAGAAGTGATGGATATGCCTATTTCTGAAAGAAGACTTAATATAAGATTTATTAAAGAGCATTTAGAAAAGATGCAAGAGATAAGAGACAGTAACAAAACTGTAACTGCAGATAAACCTCTAATGTTAAATCCTAATATAGATATCCTCAATAGCTCAAATGCTACTTATTCTTCTACTGTAAAATCTAAAAAATAGATATTATCCATATTTATTTAATATAAAGATTTTTAATATCCAATATGGCTAAGGGCAAATATGAAAAAAGAGAGGAAGTAAGGCAAGCTACTCAAGAAAATGAAGATTTTGCTAAAAGAATAGCTTCTTTAGATAAGGAACAAGCTAGTTGGAGAAATGTATTGCTTTTAAAAAAACAAATACGGGATGAAGACACAGAAATAGAAAGATTAGATAAAAAATTTAAAGAATATGGTGAAGACGCTGCTAAATCATTAGAAGATTATTTAAAAACAAGCGGTAAAATAAAAACACTTCAAGAAGATAGATTAAGAGCATTACAAGCGGAAAGAGTATCTGGTGGAGACTATAGTAAGGAGATTGATTCTATCACTAAAAGAATTAGAGATGCTAATATAGAATTAAAAGATATAAGAGAAAAAGGAGGAGAAGGTTTAAATGTTGGATTAGCAAAAATAGGATCAGAGAAAAAATCAGAAACATCAAAAGCAACTTTATCTGAAATAGAAGATGTTTATGGAGAAAAATCAAGTTCTGAATTAATAATGAAAAAACTCTTATCTTCTGTTTTAGGTAAATCAGGACAAGGTAAGGTAGGAGAAGCTTTAGGATTAGGGGAAATGGCAGAATTGGAAACTATTATAGGAGCTATTGCCCCCGAACTCCTTCTTGTATATGCAGCACTTACTTCAATAGGTGATTTTGTAAAAACAACTTTTACAACTGCTTGGAAATCTTTTCAAAATATTACTGATGAAATATCTAATAGTGTTTATGGAGGAGGTTCTGGATTAGGAGGAGGCAAAGTTTCTGGAAAAGGAGCTTCTAATTTATTAGATGGATTTGCTGCCATAGCATCAACTATACCTATTATAGGAGGATTATTAAAAGATTTATACCCAATATTTAAAACTTTATTGGAATTTGGATTAGGAATAGATCAAGCTAATGTTAATATTAGTAGGTCTCTTAATATGTCCATTTCAGAAGTAATAAATTTAAGGAAAGAATTTCAAGACTATTCTGAAGATTTAAATAATGTGGTTGTAAATACTACCAGAATGTTTGAAATTCAACAAGACATAGGCAAACAATTTGGTATAAATAACATATTTTCAAAAGAAACTTTAGCTACTGCAATAGAATTAAAAGATGTAATGGGTTTAGAAGATCAAACTATAAAATCTTTAACCCAATCTAGTCTTTTAACAGGAACATCTGTAAAAAATACTACTAAGGAGGTTTTAGGACAAGTAGAAGCTTTTAAAGGTATTACTGGAATATCATTTAACCAACAGGGAATATTAGCAGAAATAGGAAGATTGTCAGGGGTTATAGGATTAAAATTTGCTGAATATCCTGAAAAGTTAACTAGTGCTTTACTAACTGCAAAATCTTTAGGATTTAGTTTACAAGATTTGAATAGAATTTCTAGTTCATTTTTAGATTTTGAAAAAAGTATCCAAAATGAATTTGAAGCTCAAGTATTAACAGGAAAAGATTTAAATTTAGAAAAAGCTAGAGAAGCTGCTTTAAATGGAGATTTAGCTTCTTTGTCTAGAGAAATAACTAGACAGGTAGGAAGTGCTCATGATTTTTTAAAATTAAATGTTATTGCTCAAGAATCTTTAGCTAACGCTGTAGGAATGACTAGAGATGAACTGGCTGATACTTTAAAAAATCAAGAAGCTTACAGTGCTATAGGAGCAAAAGATTTAAAACAAGCAGAAGCAAAATTACAAGTTTTAAGAGCACAAGGATTAACTGAGAAAGAAATAAATAAAATGTTAGGGGAGGATGCTTATAATACTTTAGCTCAAACTTCCGCTGCAGAAAATTTAAACAATATTTTTGAAAAATTAAAAATAAGCGTAGTTAATTTTTTACAGAGTTCTCATTTATTAGATTATTTCACAGATCCTGATAAATTAAAAAATTTAATTTCTTATATGGTATCAGGTTTAGCTACTTTTATTAAAGGTTTTGGATCTTTAGTAGCAGATGTTTTAAAAGTAGCAAACATTATTACTTTTGGTGCTGCAAATTTAGGGAAAGATGCTGAAAAAGTAGAAAATTATACAGATAGAATATCTGATAATTTTCTGTTTCAGGTAATACAGAAAGTAGCTCCATAGGAGAAATTATACAAAATGGAGAAAATAAAAATATGACTGAAAAAGAAAAACAAGAATCCACACAAAAAGCCCTTACTTTATATGCTAATCTACAAACAGAATTTAAAATAGGACAGGATACTTTTTCTAAAGCAACTAATAGAATGGTCCAATTAAGTCCTTTTGCTACTCCTATACCTTAAAATTCTATTTTAATATTTAAAAATGACATACTCAAAACCTCCTATATCGCCATACTCAAAACCTCAGACTCCAAGTGTAGGCTTAGCTAATCAATTTAAAACTTTGATTGATCTTACTAGTG